CGACGAGGGCGGTCTCGACACCCTCTTCGGTACGCTCGGCTTCCCTCCGGGAACGTTCCGGTTCTGATGTCCGCCAAGGTCGCGGTGGCGGTGGGGATCAGCGTGCTGTTCCTCATCGTCGCTGTGCCCGTCCTCTACCTGCTCTGGCAGGTCTGGTTCTAAGGAGCAGCATGACCATCTCGATCCCCACCACGACGAAGAGCACGGTGACGGCCTACCACCACGAGCAGGACGGTGTCAAGGGCTACATCCTGAACTTCGCCAGCACGATCGTCTTCCTCACGGAAGAGGACGCCGACAAGCTCGGCCGCTACTTCCTCTTCCCCACCGAGGACTCGACGCTCAGTGCCTAAGTTCCCGATCCACTACCAGCCTCGCCCGTACCAGGCTGAGCTGCACCAGATGTGGCGTACCAGCCGCATCGGTGTGGCGGTGTTCCCGCGTCAGAGCGGGAAGGACGTGGCGATGTCGATGGAGATGTGCGAGCGTCGGCTCCGGATTCCGAAGAGCACGGGCACGTACATCTCCCTCGACAACCCCATGATCAAGGACATTCTCTGGCAGAAGACCTACGTAGACCCGGCGACCGGGCACTACGTGCGTATGCTGCAGGATAACGTAGACCCGTCCCTCGTGGACTGGAAGAACACGGTCATGGAGGGCGAGTTCACGAACAAGAGCCGCCTCAAGGTGCAGGGCTACTTCCAGAGCGGCCGAGACAAGAACGGTGTCGGTACGTCGTTCCTCGACTACGCGTTCACCGAGCTCGCGCTGTTCCAGCGGGAAGACCCGATCCCGCGCCTCATGCCCATCATCATGGGCGAGCACGAGGACAAGAAGCTCATGGTCGCGAGCACACCGCGCGGCAAGCGACAGAACCCCCTGTGGCGCCTGATCGAGGACAACGCCCACCTCAAGGACTTCCGTGTCATCACGCGCACGATCGAAGACCTCAACGAGATCATGGTGCGTAGCGGTCTCGCTCCCGTGCTGAGCCAGCACCGGCTCGAAGAGATCCAGGAGGGGTACTTCAAGCGGTTCGGCAACGACCGCATGTTCCGCCAGGAGTACTACGTCGACTTCGAGGAGATGGACGCGGCAGCCGTGTACGGCGAGGCGTTCCTCAAGCTCATCAGCGAGAAGCGCGCGGAGCCGTTCAACCTCGACAGCTCGAGCCCCGTGTTCGTGGCCTTCGACATCGGCAGCTCCGGCCTCCACTCTGACGCGACGGCCTGGATCGCGTTCCAGTGGATCAACAACAAGCTGTTCCTCTACGACTGTGGCGAGGGCCACGGCAAGGCTCTGCCCGAGTACGTGGAGGAGCTGCGAACCAAGCACTGGTTCCCGCGCCTGCAGCAGATCATCCTTCCGTGGGACGGCGACCACCATGAGAAGGCTGTCAACACGACGCCGGCCGACATGATGCGCAAGGCGTTCCCCAATGTGGCGGTGCTCGCCAAGAGCAACAAGGTCTGGAAGATCCCCGGCTCTCGACAGGGAGACTACGACCTGATCACGGACATCCAGCAGGTCCGCATGCAGCTCTACAACACGATCGTCCACCCGCAGAACTGTGATCGCGTTCTCGAGTGCATGGAGAACTACAAGTACGAGTACAACACCAAGCTGCAGATGTGGAGCGGCAAGCCGCTGCACGACAAGTACTCGAACATGATGGACGCGCTGCGCTATGTCGTCCAGAGCACCAAGGAGCTCGAGTTCTTCGGCGGTGTCTGGTTTGACGACGGCGCGCAGAACAAGGCTCGCGACTACGAAGAGGACTGGAGCAACGTATGGGCGCGTCGCTGAAGGCCAAGAGCGTGCAGGACTCGCTGCAGTATGTGGCGGAGCACCCGCCCGTCGGTCTCGAGCCGACCGTGGACATCCCGGCGTGGGAGATCCTGGGGCAGACCCTGTTCTGGATCGCCAACACGCCGGACCCAAAGGTGCGCGGCAGCATGGGCCGGGCGACCAAGGCTCAGAAGATCATCGCCGACCGGCTGACCGGCCGCCGGCGCCCCGGCACCCACCCGGCGCAGGTGCAGGACGAGCAGATCGAGTTCGCCGACCTGACGGTGGGCGTGCTCGACGACAGCAAGGTTGGCCAGACCGACAGCGGACAGGATGAGAACGTTGGCTGACATCGTACACGTCCCGACCCGCCGGCACTGGCGCAAGGAGATCCCCGAGAGCCACCGCACCTCGCTCGACACGCGCATCCGGTGGCTGTTCAACCAGCGCTTCGGCACCGTGCAGAGCGTCTACCAGGACAGCCCGGATCTGCTGGACCGCACCGCGGCGACGATGTTCATCACGGCGGTGTGGAGCAAGGACCTCGACAGCATCATGCTGATCTACAAGCGTCTCGAGGGTGGACCTATCCTCGACGAGGAGCTTGTAGCTCGTGCCACGCTCCGCGTCTGACGGTGGTGAGCCGCCCGTCGTCGACGAAGGGCGTGGTGACCGGCAGCTCCCGGTCTGCATACTCGGCGAGCTCTGGGAACTTCTCCTGACGCCAGCGAGAGAGGCTACTGTGCTGCGTTCCGGCGCGCCCCATCGTCGTTGAGCACCCCCTCGGTGTACTCGTTCCAGAGCGTGAGGGTCATGGGACGGTGGCGCTTCACCCGCCAGCCCATCGGCACACGGTAGCAGTTCGGAACCTTACGCCCCATGATCCAGGTACTGTAGCTCTTGCCGAAGTAGAACCGCAGGATCTCATTGATCTTGCGCAGGTCCGGCGACGGGGCCTCCCCGTCTGCGATCGCCTCGACCACGGTCTTCTTGCGGGCCCACTCGTAGATGTGAGTGGCGCTGACACGGTGGCTGTCGGTGAGCGGCAGGAGGCGCAGGAACATGCGGACCTCGCGCTCCCAGCGCACCTTGTGTGGGTTGTCCCGCACCACGTACTTGTCCTTGGTAAGCGGCATGGGAGGACGCTCATCCAACGGAACAACGAGCGAGTCGATCCGGTCGGACGCCGGCACCGGCGCGGCGGAAGACGGTAGCCGGTTCGAGCCCAGTGATCTCTCGAACTTCTCTCTGATAGCCTCAGTCATGAGGCCATTATAGCTAGAAAAAAGAGCGGGAGCCGGAACCCGTAGGTTCCCGCTCCCGCCCTAATACAGCCTACGGCTGCTTGCTGATATTGGACACCAGGCGCTCCGCCTCCTCGGCGGGGAGACCCACCTCGATCGCACGGTCGTAGACCTTGGTGTCCCACTTCTCGACACCGGCCATGCGCATCTTGTTGCCGATCGCGAACAGGTAGCTGTTGCGGTTGCCGCTCTTCAGCGGCTTGGCCAGCTCGTCGACCAGAGAGTCCTGCATCATCATCACCTCGAGTTCATCACCCTGAATCAGGGTGTTCTGGATAGCGGCAGCGGCGTGCTGACGCTGTGCGAGCTTCTCCTGCAGGCGTTGCCACACGCCCTGCGGGACCGGAGCCAGCTTCCGGCTGTTCCAGCGCTGCTGCGGGTAGTGGTAGATGCACCCGACGTTGCGGATGTCCACTCCCTGCACAATGCCGATGGAGTCCGAGACGTCTGCGAAGCCCGTCTCGTCGTCCCACGTCTCGTCCGTGACGTAGAACAGGTGGTACCCGTTGCCGCTCTTGCTGGTCTCACACAGCGTGGGCGGCAGGATACCGAGCTCGACGACGTACTCGAGCCCGCGGTTCTTGCCATCGATGTCGATGACGATCATGCGGGCAGAGCGCATCACGAATGCGAACGGCTCGTTGTCGTGCTCGTAGCGGTGCAGTGCTCGGCGAGGGAGGAAGTCTCCCTTCATGTACCGAGGCATGAAGCCGGTCTTCTCGCCCTTTGGCGGGTTGAGACCCCAGCCCTTCTGCGTGGACCCGTCGGCGTACGCCTTGACGAGTGCCACACCGTTCGGGCCGAAGAGCTCGAGCCCGTCGAACTGCTCGGGCAGAGCGGCTTCCTGGTCGTAGACGTCAGTCTCCCACCAGTTCTTCTTCGCGAAGTCCAGTCCCACTGGTAGCTCCCTTCAGCTGTTCGTAGACCATTTCGGTCTCGGGACGGAGGGCCTTGATGTAGCGCTGTGTCGAGCGCTTGCCCTTCTGATTGCGTGTCTTGCTCTCGACGACGAACGCGCTCTTCATGAGCGCCACGAGGTCACCATCGCTGCGCTCCTGCATGCCCTGATTGTCAGCCCACGGCTTGAACGAGTTCAGGAAGTCGTCCATCCAGACCTTGCCGTCGTGCAGCTTGTCCAGCGTAGCCATGTCTCGGCCGGCTAGGTGCTCCATGAACTGCAGCATCGGGTTGGTGATCCACATCTGCTCGAGCTGCAGGTTCATCGATGCAGCGGTGAGCTGCAGCTTGACCTGGATCTCGTCCTCCCTCACGAAGTGCGCGATGAGCAGAGCGAGGAACGCACCGAGGTAGCGCTCACTCGTCATCTTCTTCTCGAACGCCTTGTCCACAGGATAGACGTTCGGGAAGAAGTAGCGGACCAGTCGCTTCTGCAGGGCCGACGACTTGTCCCTCACCTTCGGCTCCTGGTTGAGAGCTTCGATGAACAGAGCATTCGTCTGCACTCGCGTCGGTGCGTTCTCGTACTTCATCTCGATGTCGAGCGGCTCGCCGGCGATTAGCGTCTTCTCACTCGAGCTGTCCTTGATGTAGGACATCTCGCCGTCGAAGATCACGTTCAGCAGCTTGTCGTTCAGCTGCGTCACTGTCGCACGACGCTCCGCCATCTCTTGCCGGCTGACGCTGCTGATGTTCTCCTTGCCGAAGAGGCTCGTGAGCATCGTCAGCAGCAGACCCTTGCCGTTACGTCCCTCACCCAGCAGGATGATGTACTTCACGGCAGAGTAGCCTGGCGCCAGTGACGTCGCGAGGTGGTGCAGCAGGGAGTCGGTGAGCTCGTCGCTGCCGCCCAGCCACTCCTTGATCGTGTCGTACACGAAGTCCATGTCGTCCTTATCTTCATTCAGCATCGGCCGAATGTAGTTGGGAACGAACTCTCCCGTCGGGTCGCAGAGCAAACCGAACGAGTTCAGGACCTTGAGCCCCTTGTCCGTCCGAACCAGAAGGTTGAGCACCCGTCCGCGAAAATTTTTCGCGTACTGGGAAACCACCAGGTTGAACGAACGGAGATCTCCTTCCGTGTAGAACAGGATGTTGCCCTTATGATTGCCGAGTTCTCGCTTGTCCTCATGAGACAGCGGGATCCAGACAGTCTCAGACGCCGGCGGGATCGTGTCGATGTCGAGCGTGTCCCAGTGAGCGGGGATGTACGTCACACTCCCTCGCTGGACCAGCTCCATGTTCTGAGCTAGATCGCGGGCGAGGTCCACGATCTGCTGCTTGGTCTTCAGGTCTGGCACGTAGCCCTCCTCTGTTGGGGTGGAGGCTGAGCCGAAGCCCAGCCCCCACCGTGATCACTCAGATGCGAGTCCGCGGATCGTCTCGATCTTCACGCGCAGCGCGTTGGAGTCCTCCGGTGAGAGATCCTCCTGCAGCTTCGCCTTCAGATGCTCGTTGATCGCGTCCTCGATCTCTTCGTTCTTCGACATGTGTTCTCCTTCTGAGTGCCGGCTAGGCCGACCCCTCCCCAGTCTCAGTAGGTGAACCGGAACGCCTCACGCCCGAGGTAGTCCTCAGGCGTGACGATACCGCGTGGCAGGATGCGTCCGATCAGCTGGCGTCGCAGGCTGTCGTCGTCGGTGTCATCGACGATGATCATGTGCTTCGCCACCTTGTCGATGCCGTCCGTACCTGTGGCGAGACTGGCTGTCCCGAGCAGGATACGGTTACGGCCGGAGAGGAACGCCTGCAGCGCCGAGCTCTTCGCCGTCGGTGTGGTGTCGCCGTCGATGTAGGAGTAGAGCGCGTACTCGGGATCCTCGTCCATGAGCAGGTCGAGCTCTCGAGCGACGGCCTGTGCCACCTGCTTGCGGTTGCAGAAGATCACCAGCGGGGGATTGCCCAGCTGCTCGTCGAGGATGCCCAGCTGCTCCGCGGTAGCGATGTTCAGTCGGTCGTTCTCGTCGAGGATCTTGCGACGGCTCTCGCTCATACGCATCTCCATCATGCTGCTCATGACACGCTCTCTCGAGCGGTCCACATTCAGGTCGTAGAACTCTGCGGGCAGCTCGTCGGAAGGGATGGGCCAGTCTCGCAGGATGTCCGGCGCATCGTCAGGCAGATAGCTGACCTTCGGCTGCGCAGATAGGAACTCGGCCGCGTTCTTGAAGTGCTGGAACCCCAACACGTCCGGGATGGATGAGTAGCGGTTCGCCTTCGTGACGCAGTGCTTGTAGATCCAGGTGTCGAACCCTCCGCGGTTGTCGAAGGGGCTCAGCACATGGACCAGGCAATAGCATCGCTCGGCGTCGTTGTAGTTCGGCGTTGCTGATCCGAGGATCACTGGTGCCTGGCTACCCGCGGCGTATCGATCGAGCTTCTTCCAGCCGAGCCCGTTGTGTCCGCCGAGCAGGTGGAACTCGTCCACGATGATCGGCATCTTGCGGGAGAGCATGGTGCTCTTCTGCCGGAACTCGGCGTGGCTGATCGGCGTCACTCGGACACCGATCATCGCGCCTTCTGCCACCCACTTCGGGTGCGTGATGGGAGGGGCCACGACCAGCGCGGCGCCCTTCCTAGCCATCGCGACCATCGAGAGCATGATCTTCGTCTTGCCCGTGCCCGTGGGGTAGAACACGAGGTGCGCACCCTCGCATCCCTGATCGTCCCAGTTCTCGAAGACCACCGTCTGGTGCGGCATGAACGAGTCGAAGGACTCGTCATGCTTGCGGAAGGCGGTCTCGAGATCCGAGATGCTGACGACGCTCACAGGCGGCGGGTATCAGGCGTGCAGAGACCGAAGTGACCGGGGCTCAGCATGCACGGTCCCAGGTCCGTGTCGGCGGCGCAGCGGTTGCGCAGCCACTGCTCCATCATGCGACCCTCGGTCTGGTCCGGCAGACCACGACGGAACTCCGGCGGGCGCCGGCTCTCCGCGATCTCCTCCTGTGCGGCGCGCTCCTCGGCGGTGCCGTACAGGTTGACGTAGTCCTGGACGGTGGCCTCGGTCGCAGCTTCGAACGCGATGTCTCGCGCGTCGGCCGCTTCGGCCGGGGTCTCCGTCTCGCCGGCCAGGATCTCCGCCTTTTTGGCGTAGTACTCCTTGACGGTCTCGGCGTCGACCAGACCGCCCGTCGCCTCCTGCACACGACGAACGATCTCGGCGTAGCCGAGCACGTCGTTGATGTTGTCGCTGTAGTCGGGCGTGACCTTGAAGCGGTACGCCTTGTACAGTGCCATCATCATCATCATGTCCGCGGGCGTGATGATGTCGGTGCCGAGGTAGCCGTTCCACATGTTCGCCACTCGAGCGGCGTTGTCGGCCACGTCACCGTAGGCGCTCTGACGCTGCGCGAGCAGGGCGTCGGTGTTGCGGTTGTCTTCACTCATCGTGATCCCCTTGTGTGTCGAGGTACGGAGGGATCTCCATACCGAGCCTGATGTGGATCGCCACCATCGCGTCGTTCCACTCCTGGTCGCTCATCCCAGGATCTCCTTGGCCAGCTTGAGGGCTGCCATGCGTGTGAACGCGGCTTCGCTCAGACCCAGCTCGTTGGCTGCCCAGACGATTCGTTCGTTCTCACTCTCGTTGACGCGCACACCGATCAGCATGTTGCGGCTGTCAGCGGGCGCGTTCTTCACGCGAGCTGCCACGGCTGGCCGTCCGTGTAACTCGTCAACGCCTGGTAGAACACGGCGTTGATGGCAGGATCCTTGAGCCCCCCGTAGACCGCGATGCGGGCGGCGGACTCGAGGTCCTTGTGGTGCGT